AACTTGCTGTAGGCTGCTCTTTTTTTTCTTGTATTTCTTTTACTTTAGTTAAATCTTTTTGAGTTTTTTCAGATAAAAATTTTACAAACTTAGCATCAGCCATACCAATTTCAAAATTATCTTGTGCCTCAGTTTTAGATTTCATACTAAGTTTTATATCTTTAACATCACCCACTGTACCTATAGTTAAAATAGCTTCTGTAACCATTGGTGTTAGCATGATGGCAACGTCAACAGTATATGCTCCAGCCTGAAATCCTGCAAACACAACAGACCTTGCGATACTTTCAACTGCTACGCCTGCCTCTAACATCATAATTACATTTTTAGTATTTTGATCTGTAAATAATCTTTTCATGGTTGCCTCTGCAGCTTCCTCTAATGATGGAAATTGTGGTGGCTGTTCCCAAGACCATTTACCAGGCTCATCTGTTAAAGACTCTCCAGGGATTGGAGTATTAAATCTATCGTACTCTGGTTCCATGTTATCCTCTTCTCCTTACTGTTGTTGCTTTTGCTGAGGCGATAGCATTTCTAAATATTGAATTGTATCTATTATACACTACATCATAGGTACTAGTAACTCTTGAGGCAGGTGCTTTAGTTGCTCCTGGAGGAGCCATTGCTGCAGTTTTTATTCCAACTCTACCTCTTAATCTTTTTAATTTTGTACTTGCAGAACTTTGATCATCATCATCCATAAGATATTCAACGCCAGTTCTGATACCCTCTTCTATGAGCTCATCTCCAAATAAATTTGCTGCATAATCAAATCCAGTGCTTAAAAAATTTCCTGCTGCTTCCCACATATTATCCTCCTATGTACTCGCTTCCCACATACCTAAAGCAAATGCCCCTATGAATTCTAACAATCTATCTTCTGATTCTTGATCCATTATGTCAAATGTTGTTGACCTCTCCATAGCTGCAACTGCTAAATTATGTGCCCTGTTACGATCGTTTTCTGCTGTTGAATTTGTCCAAGATGCCTCATCTCTCCACTGTTGCCAAAGAGCATTCATGGCGTAGTTTGAAAGATCTAAAAGTGCTTGTGCATTAGTTTGATTAGCCGCATTTATCGCTGCTGTATTTGCAGTATTAATAGCACGCCTCCATTCAACATTACTTTGATCTATTATTCTTTGATTGTCCACATTAAACTTTTCTCTAGCATCTTTTACAGTTGCATTAAACTGCTCTGCGTTTTGTGCTCTAGCAGCGTTAGCTTCATTTACTGCTGTAGCATTCTGTGCATTTAAAGCATTGGCTTTGTTTATCTCTGTCTGATTAAATTTTTGAGTGGCATCAAATCTTTTAGCGTTTGATTCTTCTATAGATGCATTTAAGTTTGCAAAAAACTGATCTGTTTGCTGTTGATTTGTTGCATTAAATTGTCTAGATGCATTTACTGCTGACTGATCTGATAATAAAAATTGTTGCTTTAATTGTGCGTTTGTTAAAAATTCTTGTTGTTTATTAGATAAATTTTGCATATCTAAAGCAAAATAATTTTGAGCATTAGTAATCATAGCCTGTTGACGATTACTTAAATTTTGGAATATCATTTCCTTATATGTTTGTGCATCTGCAGCTGCTATTTGTGTAGATGCTCTAAGAACACCTTCAGCTACTGCATCAGCAGCTATAGTGCTGGCAGACAATCCTCTTTGTGCCATAGCTGCCATAGCCATTTTTTGTGCACCTCTAGCAAATGCAGGTAATGGTGTTCCTGCTGCTAAAGCAGACTCAATATCTTGTGTTATGTTTGCAAGCTGTCCTTGAACAGTTGCCTCTTGAGTTATAGACCCAGAAGCACCAACTGCAGGTTGAGAAAGCTGCTGTAACTGTGCAGCAGTAATTTGTGGAACATTAGCTGCTCCTGTCTGTGCTGTAAATGTTTGTGCTTGTGTTGGAGTGACTGCCCCAACAGTTTGAGTTTGTGCGTCCGTAGGAGTAACTTGCTGAACGGCCTGTGCTGTTTGTGGTGTTAGTTGTGGAGCAGTAGTAGACAATCCTGGAGTACCCAAAGTTTCTCCCACACCTACATTCATTGGCTGAACATTAACTGTCCCTCCAGATGGTAACTGAGGTTGATTAACTAAACCACCTACAGTTTGTTGTATGGCTTGTGATTGTGGTGATACTTGCTGTTGTTCGTTTTCTTCTTCCATTATCTTCTCTTTCCTTGTCCTCTATATTTCTTAAAACTTGCTTTCTTTTTTTTATTCATTGTACTCGTTATAGGGTTGCGTCCTATAGATGTTCCCTTATGTACAGCTTCATGTTCTGTGTATGACTTCCATTTTTTAGCCATATTATAACATACTTAGTAATGTTTCTATTACCATTAGACCTACAGCCCCCACTGTAGAAAGAACAACCCAATAGATCTTATCTATCTTACCACCCAACTTCTCTACGTCCTCATGAACGTGTGAAATCTTTTCGTCCAGGTGTGCAAGGTGATTTGTTTTAATTACCTCTATTTCTCTTTTAACACCTGTAATGTGTCCCTGTAGGGATATAATATGTTCTCTCTCCGTCTTTGGCTCCATGTCCATCTTATGCGTCTTTGACGTTAGATAGTTCGCTATTTGTTTTTAAATTTGCATACGCAAGTTTAATTGGATTGTCTGTTGCATCTAGACTGTAATCAATTTTAAAATGATCTACATTACGATTAGATATACGCATGGATTCTTCTGTGCCTTTACCATCTGGGTCATCACGAGTATTTTTATCTTTGTAAATTAAAACATCATAAATTAACTTCCATGCATCATTACCTTCACTATCTACCATTTTTTTGACATACGCTTGAGTCACTCTTATATACACATCCGTAAGTGCTATGCCTTCAGGTGTTGTCATGTTTGCTGTTATTGCCATATTTTTCTCCGTTTTCTCCTTAATTTAATAACTTTATATCATGCTTTTCAAGTATTGCATTTGCTTTGTCTTCGCCTAATACTTCTTTTGCCATCTCATACACGGCTTCCGCCAATCTTTGATGTTTCTCGTACTGTTGCCAGATGGCACCATTATGAAGTCTTTGAAAACCTGTAATGTTTATAAAATGATTAGGTGTGCCATCTTTTTCTCTGCCAACTAAACCTATCTTAGCTAAATCTTCATGATTATATTTTACAAACTGATCAAACTTAGAGTCAATAACACCATTACCATGAGACAAATCTAAAGCTCGTGCAAGGTGAGCATCTTCGTATTCATCAAACGCACTTGCACTTCCATCATGCCCAATATCTCCATCACCTCTAACTATAAATTTTGTGCTACCATCATTTTTAACAGCAAACATATTATCATCATTACCGACTCCTGTATAAGAACTTCCACTTTTTTCTACAGCTCTAATTTGAACAATGCCTTGAGAAGAAACACTGAAGGCACTATCTGGAGTTGTAGTGTAACCAAACAACTCTATTGCCATTACGCTTGAACCTTCAGTATATCCTGAAAGTTTACATCCTCCATTATTAGAATCTACTTTTTTAATTGATCCATAAGTATCAGTTTCAGCATTGTTGCCTGTTCCAGATGTTATTCCATGATCAATATCAGAAGATTTAAAACTTAAAATTTGAGCATCATTAGCTCCCATATTTAAACAAAGTCCACCAGCAGAAACATCACCAGAAGTCTCTCCTCCTGTTTGAGTTCTACCACCACCCATGACAAAAGACTTATCACCTTCGTGTGTAAGTGTCATGTGGTCTGTGCTGTGACTATAATTTATTGAGGCTCTATTTCTTGTTGTATCAGAGAACATTATACCAACTGTGTTTGAAGTGCCTGTTCTCATGTCTATTCTTAACGAGTCGTTATTTTCAATAATAAGTCTGTCTGCATTATCTGCTGAATAAGAACTACCAGAATCACCTCCATGAACATGCAAAACTTGTTCAGGTGCAGTAGTACCAATACCGACAAAATTGTCAAAAATAGACATTACTTCTACCGCACTTCCACCATCTATAATATTAAAACTTAATCTTCCATCTTCCGTGCCGTCTGTTACATCTTCAGTAATAACTTTAATTGAGGCATAATCAGTTTCATTACTTCCATCATCTTCTCCTGAGAATACAATGCTACCAGCTACATCATCGTCTGCTGGAGAAGCAGAGTTTCTAAACAATCTTAATACTGGTCCAGCGTTAGCGTCTGCATCTGTTGATATTAAAGAAAGTGTATCTGAGTTATCAGCTACAGTAATCGTACTTGCAGCAGTTGCAGTTATGCCACCATCCTTTAATGTTACACTATCAATAGCAACGCCATTCGCTGATGTTTTTTCTGATACTGTATCTACTCTTATTTCACTCATCTTATATACCACTCCTCTATTGTGTCTGAAATGTCTTTCATTTTAATCCATCGGTCTCCAGTTTTTTGATCTTTGTTAATTGGTATCTGACCAAGTAATCCAATAACAACCCACTCGTCTCTTTCCGATCTTGGTTTATATTCAATGTCTTTATTCCAATCAGGATTTTGTTTTCTTCTCTGTTGTGTTAATTCTTTTGCATCCGCTGGTGCAGTTACACCTTCAGGGATAAAATCAGAGGGGTATGAGTGGTTTTTTGTTGTAACAGTGCCGTTTTCATTATTAATGGTTTCAGTCCATTCTTTGACTGTGTAATCTTCCCAAATATAAACTCCAAAGTCATCTGTTAAATATTTATTATGCCATTTATTCCAACCAGCATTACCAATTACCGCAGAAATTTTACCGTTTTCTTTTGGTCTAACCACTCCAATAATAGCTGATGCGTCATCACTAGAAGTAGACGCTCTTACCTTGCCGTTTTCTAATACAACTGTTTTTCCAATCGCTATTGCATTGCCGTCTACTGTTTCAAAATACTCGGCATAATCCGCACCATTTTCTGTAAGAGTGCCATCCATAGACATATCACCAGCTGACCTCATTTGATATTCTAAGTCAGCACTGGATGCGTTATTTGAATATGCTTGTAAAAAATCCCAAGCTGCATTTGCAGATCTATCACAAAACCATCTCATAACACTTTCATCAGCAGAGCTTGTGTCGTATTCTATTTGCACACAGTTTTCATCTGATTGGTCTTGAAGTATTCTTACTTTGTTTGATTCTGTGGCAACTCCAATACCAATGTGACCTCCAGAACCAATACGCATTCTTTCAGATCCAGCGTTAGCACCATCGGCTGTTGTATGAAACTCTATTCTTCCTGGCATATCATCAGAACCAGTTGCCTTATCTACATCAACTCTAATGCTAGCTGCTTCAACGAAGTGTGTACCATCTGCACCTTGAAAAGAAATAATACCCAGTTGATCATTATTTTGAGCAATAGTGTAACTATCAGGTGTACCATCTCTTTGTTTACCAAATACAAACATAGCAGCACCTGCATCATCCGCACCGTAAGTAAGTGCGGTCATTCTACCTGACGTATTGTCTGTTCCAAATATTTCAAAATTGGGAACTATACTTGTGCCATTAAACCATTTTGTTGTTGCAGAACTTTTATTTATTAAAATTCTGTCCGTGCCCCCTTCAATAAATAACATATGTGTATTACCATTAGATTCTACTCGGAAGTCTGAGTCTATTGAATCTTGGTTAAATATTACCGAGGTATCATCAAATGACATTCTTAATTGATTAGTACCACCAACCATTGACTTAAACTCCATAAGACCATGTTCAGCACCATCAGTAACATCTGATAGAGATGATACTATGCTGCCATAAACAACATCTTGAGAATTATTATTTCTACCTTCAAACTCTATAGCACCTAATACATCACTATTTGCTGGGCTTCCTGAGTTTCTATATAATCTTAAATTCGGACCTACGTTTGCATCAGCATCTGTTGATGTTAATGTAAGTGTGTCCGTGTTATCAGCAGTTGTAATTGTACTTGCAGCAGTAGCTGTAATGCCACCATCCTTCAATGTTACACTATCTATAGCTACGCCATTTGCACTGGTGTTCTCACTAATTGTATCTACTTTAATTGTACTTGTCATCTAACTAACCACTCCTCTACTGTGTCTGAGATGTCTCTCATTTTAATCCAATTTGTTCCTGTTGGTTGTCCTTTTTTAATTCTTAGTTTACCTACAAGACCAACAGTACCCCATTCTTTTCTATCTTTTCTAGAAATATAAGTTTTAGATTCGTCATAAGCTGGATTTAATTTTTTACGTTTTAATTTAGTAACACCATCATCTTCTGTTCGATAGTAGATTGCATCATCAGGTATTGTCACACCATTAGGCACTCGGTCTACATGATAAAAAGTATCTTTGCCTTTTTCATCAAACCATATTACACTTTCGTAATCCTCCCAAATAAAACGATTTAATTCGTCTTTCTCATATTTTTGTAACCATTGCTCTATATCAGAATCTCCAACAACCACTGGACAAGCAGATATGACACCTATAATTTTAGAAGCATCATCACTATCGGTGGCTTTAACGATTTTGTTACCATCGAGAACTACTGAGCAACCAACTCTATCTTCATCAGAACTGTTGCCATCTTTCCATTCAAAATACTCTGCGTAATCTGCACCACCTCCACTAAAACTACCATCAGCAAGAGCATTACCTTCACCAGTAAAAATAAATTCAGAGTCTGTGCTGTTACCTGACATTATTCTTATAAAATTATAAGAAGATGTAGCTGCTCTGTTAGCATCAAAATGAACTGTGTCATTAGCTTGTGAGCCACTTGTACATCTAGAAAATAATCCTTTACTATTATCATTATTATTAACTAAAAACTTTTCATCAGCTTGTTGACCAGAAGCATTAATATAAACAGAATCTTCACCAGCATCGACAAACAATAAATTTATGTTACCATTACCTTCTACTCGGAAGTCTATGTCTGCTGAGTCTTCATTAAATGCTGTTTCTGTTGCATCTACATCAATCCTAGATAATTCAGCACCACCTGATAAAGTAAATAATCTAAAGTTACCGTCTTCAGTACCATCACTAACATCTACTAAATGAGTTCTGAATCTACAATAATCAGTTGCTTCACCTGCATCATTATCAGCTCTAAATGTAAATTGACCAACAATATCATTATCTGCTGGAGAGCCACTGTCTCTGTTTAAAACAATATTAGGCCCAGAACTAGCATCAGCATCTGTCGATGTTAATGTAAGTGTGTCTGTATTATCAGCAGTTGTAATTGTAGTGCCATCATTAATAGTTACTCCTGTTGCTGTTACAGTTGCAAGGGTATTACCACCTACTTCTACTACTAGCGTATCATCTGTAGCTGACGATATACTGGTATCTGCATCATCATCAAAGTCAATCTTATTATTAACTCCGTCTATTTGTATTCCTGCCATTATATTACCACCATAGTTCCTGTGACTGTTATCACAGCGTTAATTGTTATTGGTCCTGCAACAACTGCACTACCAACTGTTTGATTTTCATCCACTGTAGAATCATGTTCAGGTATCTGCTCTGATGCAGGTCCTGATCCTACAAATAATGGACCTCCTACTTCTTCTTGTGCCATAATATCTCCTTATTCACTAATTGCGTCTACTCGACTAACCCAACAATCAAAACCATTTGCTGTCCCACTTTGTGCTTTTAACACATCTCCATTTTGCATAACAATTTTAGAACCACCTTGAACTACTTCTATTGAAGATGAAGCTGGTACGCTTACACCTTTTATTAGATATCTGGCGTTATTACTGTCACCAGCGTCTGTAATAAATACATCAAGTGTATCTGTAGTTGTTAAAATATTAGCAAAGCGAAGACCTACTATAGCATCGTCACTATCAGCTGTGACTATAGTGGTAGCAGAGTTTGTAATTCTTGCCCCATTTGATTCAAAGTCTTGTGCCATATATCCTCCTTATAATGCAATCGCCATAGCGACTGCGAATCCTTTTGATGCTCCACCAGCAGTTACTGATGATCCACCTATTGTTATTGCTGATGCTTCTAATGTGCCTCCAGCCACTGTTAAAGTATTAGAGCTGTGTGTTAAAGTAACATCACCGTTATTAAAATTAATTACACTGCCTGATGCTAAGAATAAATCAGACCACATTAAAGATGTTGTACCTAATGCAGTTCCATCAGATGTTCCTGGTGTTAATGCATTTTCAGATAATACCATTTCTTTTGCATTGTTTGCATAGAAATTAATATTATTAGCATCTTCAAAATCTATCTTAGTTTCATTGTCTTCTCCAATTTTTAAATCTGTAGCTAAGATAGAAGTAATACCTGTTTGTGCAGCTGCCATTCTTGCTGCTGCTAAAGTACCAGATCCAATATTTGATGCATCAGTAGTATCTGTTGTTGCTGATGATGCTAGTGCAGTTCCATTTACTGTAATTGCATCTGCCTCTAATGTGCCATCAATATCTGCATCTCCACTAACATCAAGAGAGCCTGCATCAAGTTCTCCTGTTAATGTGATGTTTCTAAATGATGATACATCTTTATTTGAATCTACTGTTACAACTTTACTTGCAACAACTGTACCAACAGATGCTCCTGTATCACTATAGTTAAGTTCTGCTGCAGTAGCAGTTACTGTTGTGCCTGCTATTGATAGTGCATCTGTTTCAAGAGTACCATCAAAGTCTCCATCTACAGCATCAATGTTACCTTTAAATATAGTAGCCGTTACTGTTCCTGTGCTTGGATTATATGTAAAGTCACCATCTGATTCTAGACCAACATTACCTGTAGCTGAAGTATCTTCAATAAATGTAATTAAATTTTCTTCGTTAGTGCTTTCATTATCTGCAACACTTACATGTGCTGCATTTGTAGCATTTGTTACTGTGGTTGCTGCAATTAATGTAGCAAGAGCAGTTCCATCTACTGTAATAGCATCTGCCTCTAGAGTACCATCTATGTCAGCATCACCAGATATATCTAATGTTGCTGCATCTAGTTCACCAGTTAGTGTTACATTTCTAAATCCTGATACGTCTTTATTAGAATCTGCAATCACAGCCAATGAAGCTGATACAGTTCCTGCGGTAATACCATCTACTAAATTTAACTCAGCTGCTGTTGATGTTACTGTAGTTCCGTTTATAGATAAAGCATCTGTTTCTAAAGTACCATCTACGTCTACGTCTCCTGATATATCAAGAGATGCAGCAATAAGTTGATCTACTTGTAAATCTTCATGTGATGATCCAAGTTTTAATTCAAATTTAGGACCTGTAGTATTATAGCTAAATGTAGCATCATCTCCAGACCCACCTTCAATAGTTATACCTGCACCGTTTACAACTGCAGATGTGCTGTTACCAGAATCTAAAACAAGATTGTGATCATTTAAATTTACAGTAGTTGAGTTTACTGTAGTTGTTGTGCCACTAACAGTTAGATCTCCTGTAACAGTTAAGTTATCATTTACTGTTACTTCAGAAGTTGTATGCCCAATAGAAATAGGCACACCTGATGTAGCCGTTCCAATAGTAATACCATTAGATGTATTAGAGTTATCTATGTTTAAAGTTGAAGTACTATCAAGTGAAATATTAGATCCATCAACTACTAGTGTTCCGTCAATATCTGTATTATCTAAATTAGTTGTTCCATCAATATCTGCATCTCCTGAAACATCTAAAGTAGCAGTATCTAACTCACCAGTGATAGTAATATTACGACCACCTGTTATATCTTTGTTAGAATCAGCAACAATAGCTTTTGAAGCTGAAACAGTTCCTGCAGTAACTCCATCTATAGTTTCTAGTTCTGATTCATTTATATCTGCAGAACCAATAACAAAACTAGTACCAGTAATAGTTGTACCTGTTATAGCTGCAGCACTAGATCCACCTATAGTTACACCATCTAATGTACCACCATTAATATCTGCAGTACCTGCAACTAATGCATCAGTAGTTACTGTACCATCAAAAAATGCATCTTTAAATTCTACAGAACTTGTACCTAAATCAATATCGTTATTTGTTGATGGAACAATTGCACCATCAGTAAATGTTACTTGATTAGCTCCACCAGCTGCTATAGTTATAACATCAGATCCACTAAATGTAATACTTGTGTCTGTATCTCCATCACCAGCTATAGAATCTAATTGTATAGATCCTACATTAGTAAAGTTAGAGTCTGATAAATCTAATGTGCCAGTAACGTCTAAATTACCACCAACTGATAAATTACCTGATACATCTACTGCACCATTTATATCTATTGTAGTGGCTGCTATCTGTATTTCTGTATCTGCTACTAAATCTAATTGACCATCTGTAGATGAATTAATATATATTGCAGTATCTCTAAACTGTAATTTTTCTGTAGTTGTTAATAGTATATCATCAGAAAACTGGAAATAGTCTTCATCTTCCATCCATGTCAATACACCATCAGATGTATTACCATCAAATGTTACAGCAACATCTGTATCAGCACCTGTACCGAATGTTATTGTATTACTAAATAATTTAGATATAGGCCCACCATCTCCAGCAGTACTGCCGTCATGGGTGTGACCTGTTGATACGTTAAACGCTGCTAGTATCGCATTAAACTCATCATTAGTGTGAGCTGCGGTAATAGTATCGCCATCACTGTATGAGCTTTGTCTAGCTGAATATACTGCCATTATCTTCTTCCTCCTGGGACAAATTCTAATTCAAAACCTTTTAAACTTATTGGTGGGTTTGTGCTATCATCTGTAACTTTTAAGGCAACTGTAAACCCTGATCCCACAACATGTTGCCTTACTAGTGGTATACCTGACTGTCCATAAACAGATGTATTATAAACTCCAGTTCCATATAGTGCAGGTACGTTACCTGTTGTTATTGGAACTGCTGCAGGCTGTGGTGTAGTGCTTGCATCAAAGTCATATCTAACTTGTAAGTTAGCATCTACTTGACCTTCGTTAGTATAGTTAACGATAACTCTTTGCATATTTTTTCTTATACCTGGATCTCCCATAGTTAAGTCAGGAGATCTGTATCTACCTGGTATAGCAAAAGTTGCAGCTGCTCTAGTAAACTCATTGCCAGATTCTTGTTGATATACAAAACCATCATAGCCACCACTAACAATAGTTTCCGTATTACTTATAAAATCAGAATCAGTAGATGATACTTTTAATCCACTAATATCTGCATACTCATATCCAAGCTGTCCTGTATTTGGATTAGTTTTAATTACTCCAATAATTCCTTTTGCTCCTGATTCTGCACCAGTTGTAACTGGATAAAATAATCTGTACTGTGATTTATTTCTAATAACTACTGATGTAATATTATCTAAAGTTATATCATCAATACGTTGCTGTATTTGTTTAGATATAGTACCAAGTTCTACGTCACCGATTCTTTCTGTACCTGCAATAGTTCTTAAACCATCTGGTGCTAGGTATATAATATCACCACCAAGTTCCTGTATAGATCCACCATCAACACATCCTATTTTTCTTGTAACAGGTGCTATTGCAAAATCAGATTCTGTATTTCCTACTAACTTAAATATCTTATCTTGTCCAAATATAAATAGTGCATCCCTAAATACTTTTATGCCTTTTATTTCTGTATCTACTTTAATAACGCCACCACCATTACCTGATGTAAAATCATTAGTTTGAAACGGACCCATAAAACTAAGTTGCTGTGCATTACTAGAATCACCTGCAAAAAATATATGATTTTTAAATATTTCTACAAATTTAAAATTAGCAGTCCCACTAGCATTTACAACAGATGCAGAGAATGCAGATGTTAACAATTGTGGACTAGATGTGCCTGTACATATTATAATTCTATCAGTGCCGTCAAAATTAAATTTTCTAAATGTATAATTAGCTGTTGGTGTACCTAAACCTGTTATAGTAGATGTCCAACTTCCTGATCCAGTTGATCCTCTATGTATACTGCCACCTCTAGCTGCTAGTACTACACTACCAAATATAGCTGACATTACAACTCGTTCGCTAGATGAGGATACTTGTGGAACTATATTAGAGTTCCATTTAGTTGTACCTAGTATTTTTTTGTATCCACCTTTAACATCTGGTTCAAAATTTTGTAATACTTTTGTTTCACCTGGTTGATAAGAAAAAGAATCTTTGTTTAAAACAAGTCCTCCACCACAACCAAATACAAAAGGTGATATCTGTGAAGTATCAGCCACTCAATGCACCTCGTCTATTATATCCTAAGTTTACCCTAGTATCTAACATTTCACTTGGTGCATTAATTAATTCAATTCTCATTCTTTTAACACCTTCTCTATAATCTCTATCTGCAAACTGTGTAAACTGTGGGTCAGATCTAAGATTATAAATATAATACTTTGCTCTTGCTACAACCACATCATGAAATCTTGCAGGTATGTCTGGTGTATCTGTTGATGCAGATAAATCAGAGTGTGTTTTCCAATATTCATAATTTATAGTATAACCATCCGAATCAGGAACTCTATACAATCCAAACTTATCATCTTGTGTTTTAAATACATAATCGGGTGTACCATAATGATCACTATTATTAGTTTGTGCTGTTGCTAAAAATCTTCTTCTATAATCATCGTACGTTATGTATATTAATTTTTTAGGTGGTAAATTTTCTGATACTTTTACAAAATCTACATCTAAATTATTAGAGTCATCATTATCTAATGTAATATGTGATGTAGAAGCTGTTGCTGTAAAAGTTGTATCTAATATCTTACCATCACCAAAATCAGATACAGTTATTGTTGTGTTTAAATTTTGTGTTCCTGCAGCTGATGTTCCTACTTGTACTTTTAAACTAGAGCCACTGGATGATGTATCCATAACTCTTACTTGTACTCTATACTCTCTATTCTTTACTGTTGATAAACTTGCAGATGCTGCTGCTGCATTTAATCTTAACCTTCCATTACCACCAGAGTTATATGCTGGTGATCCTGATACTGTTGACCAGTTTGTTATGTTACTATCAAAAGTAGAGTTTGTTACTAATTCTGTAGGCACTAAATAAAAAGACTCAAAATCAACTGACCTAAAATCAGTTGGTAATGAGTACTCTTTTTGTCCAGCGTATGTAACTTGTGTTTTATCACTATGTAACCAAGGCCACTCTA